TTTGGAACCCAGATCTGCTGGAACGAGTGGTGATGGATATATTTGGAAATATCTTTATACAATTAAACCTAGTGATATTATAAAGTTTGAATCAACAGATTACATTCCTGTTCCTGCAGATTGGGATACTAGTAGTGATAATGCTTCAGTGAGAGATAATGCTGTAGATGGTTCTATTAAAATAGTTACCATTACTAACAGGGGTGTTGCTATTGGACCTACAGGTGGAAAAACATACACTAGAGTTCCAATTAAAGGAAATGGAAGTGGTGCCGAATGTACAATTGTTGTTAATGCTTCTAATGAAGTATCTACGGTAACTGTTACTAATCAAGGTTCGGGATATACTTATGGTAGTGTTGATTTGGAAGCAGGAAGTGTTCCTACTGGAACTACTCGTCCTCTTTTTGATGTTATTATTTCCCCACCCGGAGGGCATGGATCTAACATTTATAATGAGTTAGGTGCATATAATGTTCTTTTATATTCGAGAATTGAAAATGATAATGAAAATCCTGATTTTATAACAGACAATCAAATTGCTCGTTGTGGGGTAGTATGTAATCCTCAAGCATTTGACAGTACTTCTCTTTTAACCTCTGATAAGGCTGCTGCTAGTTATGCATTAAGACTTACAGGAACAGGTTATAGTAGTGCTACATTTACTGCTGATTCATACGTTACACAAACAATTGCTACTGGATCGACAGCAGTAGGAAGGGTTGTTAATTATGATCAAACTACAGGAGTTTTAAAATATTGGCAAGATAAATCTCTTGCTGGATTTAATACTGCGGGAGTGGGTGTTACTCAACCTCAATATGGATTTAACCTGAATGCATTCACGGCAACTCCTTCTACGGGAGGAAGTTTGACTATTGTTCCTTCATCTGGTTCCAATTTAGCAATTGATACTAGTTTTGGTTCTGGTGCGGTAGCTATAAGTACCGTAATAAATAATAGAACCTATTACCTTGGTCAAGAGTTTAATAGTGGAGTGGCAAATCCTGAAGTTAAAAAATATTCAGGTAAAGTGATTTACGTCGATAATAGACCCTCTATTACTAGGTCATCTAACCAAAAAGAAGATATAAAAGTTATCTTGCAATTCTAAAAAATCATGCCGCAGCAAACAAATTTAGACGTATCACCATATTTTGATGATTTTGATCCTGCCAAGGATTATTATAGAGTGCTGTTTAAACCTGGATATCCCGTTCAGGCAAGAGAACTTACGGGTCTTCAATCGATTTTACAAAATCAGATTGAAAAATTTGGTCAACACTTTTTTAAAGAAGGAACCAAAGTAATTCCTGGTAATACAAGTTATAATAAAAACTATAATTGTGTCCAATTAACCAACACTTTTCAAGGCATACCTGTTGCGGCGTATGCTGATCAATTAGTTGGTACTAAAATTACTGGAGTAACTTCTGGAGTAACGGCAGTAGTTAATCAAATTCTTCAAGCAGAAGATTCTGAAAATGGTAATTTAACTCTTTATGTGAATTTTATCAGTTCTAGTACTGCCAATAATTCTACTCCAACCTTTGCTGATTCTGAAAATTTAGTTTGTGATACTACTTTAACTACAGGATTGCTTAGTAATAATTCTATACCTATAGGAACTCCATTTGGGAGTACTATAGCCAGTGGTGCTAATGCTGTAGGATCGGCTTTTCATGTAGAAGATGGAGTTTATTTTGTAAGAGGACAATTTATTAATGTATCTACTGAAACTCTTATATTAGATCAATATACCAATAATCCTACTTATAGAATTGGTTTTAATGTATTAGAAGAAATAATCAATTCGGATTTAGATGAAACTTTAACTGATAATTCTCAGGGATATAATAATTATGCGGCACCAGGTGCAGATAGACTTAAAATATCCTTAAGTCTTTTCAAGAAAGAATTAACTAATATAAACGATGATAGTTTTGTTGAATTAGCAACCGTCAATGATGGTATTCTAAAAAGTAAGAAGAATACTACTGAATATAGTCATTTAGCAGCGGAATTAGCACGTCGTACTTATGATGAATCAGGGGATTATTATGTAACACCTTTTGATGTTACAGTTTTAAATTCTTTAAACAATAATATTGGTAATAGAGGAGTATTTCAAGAAGGACAGTTTACTCCTATGGGAGGAACTCCTTCAAAAGATTTAGCATTATATAGGATTGGACCTGGAAAGGCATTTGTTAAAGGATATGAGATAGAAACCATTTCATCTTCTTTATTAGATGTTGATAAACCAAGAACAACACAAACTATTGAAAATCAATCTATAATTTATAATACAGGACCTACACTGAGGTTAAACAATGTTTATGGTACTCCTACTATAGGCATAGGTAATACTTATATCTTAACCTTAAGAGATGAAAGAGTAGGTGTAGATCAAACTGGAGTCCCTGGTAAACAAATTGGGGTTGCTAGAGTTTATGATATTGCATTGGAGTCTGGAAGTTATGATGCTACTTTTGGGCAACTTAATCAATGGGATATGTCCCTTTATGATGTTCAAACTGTAACTGATCTTACCGTTAACGAAGCAGTAACACTTGCTCATCCTTGTTTCATTAAAGGTGCTAATAGTGGTGCAACTGCATTCCTTATGCATTCTGTTTCTGCAGGAACTGCTTTGACTGCTTATGAAGTTGAAGGGGAATTTATTACAAATGAATCTCTTATTTTTAATGGAATTCAAAATCCACGAGTAGCAATTGCGGTTACTGCTTATAATCTGGGAGATGTAAAATCTGTATATGGTACAAACAGTGGTGTTATTGGTATCAATACTTTTAGTGCTGATATAATACAATCTACCGCAGTTGCAGTGGGAGTTGCTACTATTACTGCTGGATCAGGAGCAAATTATATTAGTACTATAACCAGTCCTAATCTTGATGTATTCCCCGGAACTTTAAGATTAAATGATTTGGTAGAATTCTCTGATGGATCTCTGCCTTCTAATGATCCTATCTACGGAAAAATTGTTGGTACTTCTTCTACTCAAGTTACAGTAACGGGTGTTGCGACTGTATCCCAAATTGTAAGTGGTTTATTACCTTCGAGTCAGATTGATGTAAGTAATCTTAAGATTCTAACAACTCCACTCCAATCTTCTTCAGATAATAGTCTTTATACTCCTTTACCTAAGCAGGATATTTCTGATGTAGATTTAACTTCTGCTTCTATTAGTATTAGAAAAACCTTTACTGGTTTAAATATCACTAGTGGAGAATTAAGTGGAACATTTGAAGCAGGTAGAAATGAAAAATTCTTAGCGTATGATGAAGAAAGATATGCGGTTATCAGATCGGATGGAAGCACTGAAGCATTAACTTCGGATAAGTTAGTCTTTAATGCAACCATGACTACTCTCCAAATTATTGGATTGGGTGCTAATGACAGTATTAATCGTACTACTCTTGTTGCTACTCTTACTAAATCCAAAGTAACCGCAAAGCAAAAAATAAGAAATAGAGTTAATAATTTAATTGTAAATAAATCCAAGAATGAAGGTTCGGGTATTGGATCTACTACCTTTAATGATGGTTTAACTTATGGTACTTATCCTTATGGAACCAGAGTGCAAGATGAGATGATATCTCTCAATACACCTGATATTGTACAAGTGTATGGTATATTTGAATCTGCTGATACTAATGCAGCATCTGCACCTACTATAGATTTTGCTTCTCTTTCAAGTGCTTCAGGAACTACAACAGAATTAATTATTGGTGAACAATTAGTTGGTCAAACAAGTGGTGGAATTGCAGTTTTAGCTGAAAATCTTTCTACTTCTCAGATTTCTTTTGTTTATCAAAATGATAATCTTTTTAAAGAAGGAGAAACCGTTATATTCCAAGAAACTAGTATTCAAGGAGTAATATCTACTATAGATGCTTCTAGTTTTGATATAACTTCTAATTATAAGTTTACTAATGGACAGGAAAATACATTTTATGATTTTGGTCGTTTAATAAGAAAAACAGATTCTGATTCTCCCGCTAAGGGATTAAAAATTTATTTTGAAAATGCTTATTATGATTCAACCGATGAAGGAGATATAACTACTGTCAATTCTTATAGTACTTTTGATTATGGAAATATTCCATCCGTAGATGATGTACCCAATTCCAATATAATTGATATTAGACCTAGAGTATCAGATTATGCTGTTACTGAAGGATCAAGATCTCCATTAGAATTTTATGGAAGAACTTTTAATGGATCAGGAAATTCTGCTGCTAATATGTTAGCATCAGATGAATCTATTACTATAGATTATTCCAATTATCTTGGTAGAATTGATCGTATTTTTATAACTAAAACTGGAGATTTACAAGTTGTACAAGGAGATCCATCTGAAAATCCTCAAAAACCAATTCCTGTTGATGATGCATTAGAAATTGGAGTAGTTAATCTTCCTCCATATCTTTATAGAGTAGAAGATGCTTCTATTGATTTCTTAGAGTATCAAAGATATCAAATGAAGGATATTGCTAAGTTAGAAACTCGAATTAAAAACTTAGAATATTATACAGCACTTTCTTTATTAGAAACCAATACTTCCAATTTCTTTGTAGCAGATGCTGATGGGTTGAATAGATTTAAATCTGGTTTCTTTGTTGATAACTTTGAAACTTTCCTTACTCAAGATACTAGTTTTGGTGTTAAAAATAGTATACATGGAAGTTATAAGCAATTAAGAGCAAGTCATTATACAACAGCTGTTGATTTGATGTTTGGTCCGGTAGTTAATACTGATCCTGACGCTGATTTAGATTTTACTGCTGTTGAAGGAGTTAATGTAAGAAAGAGTAATGATATTATAACTCTTGATTATTCTGAAGTAGAATGGTTGAAACAAGAATATGGAACCAGATGGGAAGCAGTTACTCCTTTCATTGTTGCATATTGGAACGGAACTTTAGCACTTACGCCTTCTTCAGATAATTGGATGGATACAGTAAAACTGAATCCAAAGGTTATCAATAGAGAAGGTAACTTTAATGAAGTAGTTGCTAATTTAGCCGCTACTACCGGATTTGATCCTCAAGGTGGATTTGCTCAAAATATATGGAATTCTTGGGAAACTATATGGACTGGTACAGAACAAAGAAGCGGTGGAACTAGAACTGAAAACTTTAGAAGAAGGGGTAATGATTGGGAAGAAGGATGGCAACGTACACAACAGTTTAGAGCAACTATTGAAAGAAGTAGGTTAAGAAGAACTGGACAAAGAGTTCTGGTAACCGAAACCTTTGATAGACAAACCACTGGAGAAAGAGTAATTGATAGGGGTTTAGTTCCCTTTATGAGATCTCGTAATCTTGAGTTTGTAGCAAAAGGCATGAAGCCATTGACTCGTACTTATGGTTTCTTTGATAATGAAGAAGTTAGTAAGTATTGCGTTCCTAAACTAATTGAAATGGTAATGAGTAGTGGAACCTTTACCGTTGGAGAAAAGGTTACTGGTGTAATACAAAATACGGGTTTGGGTTCTAATAATAGAAATACTAATGCAAATATTACTTTTAGAGTTGCTCAATTAAATCATAAGGAAGGTCCTTATGATTCACCAACTTCAACTTATTCTGAGAATCCTTATACTAATCAACCACTTTCCGCAACTTATTCATCTACATCTACTCTAATAAATGTAGATACCTTCTCTTTACAGGCACAAGTACAAGGAGATTATAGTGGATGGGTGGCGACGGATATGGTTCTTACAGGAGAATCAAGTGGCGCACAAGCAACCATTAGTGATGTAAAACTCGTTACTGATATTAATGGAACTTTGATAGGAAGTTTCTGGATTCCTAATCCCAATATTCTTAATTTCCCACGATTTGAATGTGGAGTTAAAACTCTTAAATTTACCAGTGATACTGCTAATGAAATGCAGTCTACTACAGCAGCAGGTCAAAATTATGTTGCTAGAGGAACGACGCAAACTATACAAGAAACTATTGTATCCACAAGAAATGCAGAGTTCACTACTCAACAAATTGATGATGAAACTACTACTGAAAGAACGATAAGTGGTGGATGGATCACTACAGGTGAAGGGATGCAATGGAGAAATACTTGGAATGATGATGATCCTCTTGCTCAAACATTTACTGTAGATGATGAAACTGGTGTTTTTGTTACTAAAGTGGATGTTTTCTTTAGAACAAAAGATGACATGGATATTCCAGTCACCTTCTCTATTAGAACTGTTGAAAATGGATACCCAACAAAAACAATTATACCTTTAACTAGTGTTAGTTTAAATCCTAACGACGTAAGTGTCTCTAGTACTGGTGATGTTGCTACTACTTTCAGCTTTAAGGCACCTGTTTATCTAGAACCTAGCATAGAATATGCAATGGTTCTGTTATCAGGATCGGCAAAATATAGTGTTTATATTTCTAGAGTTGGAGAGACTGATTTGGTAACAGAAAGTTATGTTGCTAATCAACCAACTATAGGATCTCTATTTAAATCACAGAATGCTTCTACTTGGGAACCAAGTCAATGGGAAGATCTTAAGTATACTCTTTATAGAGCAGACTTTATTGAAAATGGAACTTTGGAATTCTATAATCCTGAATTAACTAAAGGAAATGATCAAATTGCCCAACTTCAACCTAATTCTGTAGTCCTTACATCGAAGGAAGTTAGAGTTGGTTTAGGTTCTACATTAGCTGATTCTGGTTACCAATTAGGTAATACTTTCTATCAACTTAATACTAATGCTACTGGTAGTCTTGCTGGTGTAGCAGGAACCGCACAAGGAACTTTGAATATTATCAATGCGGGTATTGGATATACTCCTTTATCAGGTAACTATCAGTTCACTGGGGTTGTATTGGATACTGTTACTGGAAATGGTAGAGGTGCTACAGCAAATATTGATGTAACTGATGGTGTTGCTGTTGGTGCTACTATTAGTGGAGTAGGAACAGGATATCAAGTCGGTGATGTTTTAGGGGTTACTACAGTGGGTCTCACTTCTTTGGGACGTAATATGAGATTATCAGTTTCTGGTATTGGTAATACTAATGAATTAATTCTGACTAATGTTCAAGGTGATTTCACGGTAGGAACTTCTAATACTATGATGTATTACAATAGTTCTGGTATTTCCACAATATTAAATTCTGGATTCCCAGCCGGTACAGGGGGTGATATTCAAGTTTCTTCTGTTAACACTGCTACAGGTAAAGATGGTTTGCATATTAAGGTAAATCATAGAAACCATGGTATGTACTTTAGTAAGAATAAAGTTACTCTTTCTGATATAGAATCTGATGTTAAGCCCACTAAATTAAATGTGGCATATAATGTTGGAGATGTGGGTGGAATACAAGTTGCTACAGGTACTACATTTAGTACATTTGAGAATGTAGCAGTTGGTTCTACTAACTATGGTTACTTACAAATTGGAAGTGAAGTTATTTCCTATGATACTGTTAGTGGAAATACAATTGGAGTAAGTACTAGAGGTATTGATAATACAATTAAGAAATCTTATCCAGTTGGAACTCCGGTTTATAAGTATGAATTGGGTGGTATTAGTTTAAGGAGAATAAACAGAACTCATAGTCTCCTCGATACCAGTATCGCAGATCCTATTACTTTTGATTCATATAATATTAAATTGGATACTTCTGCAACTACTGGTACAGGTAGAAGCACTGATATTGGTTTCCCTCAATTGTTTATTGATGATACCAAATCTGCTGGTGGTTATAATGTAAGAGCAACTCAAAATATACCTTTTGAGATTATTAGTCCTATGGTTGCTAATGTAACTGTACCTAAGACTGGTTTAACTGCTGAAGTGAAGACCACTACTGCTACGAGTATAAGTGGAAATGAGATTCCATGGGTGGAGCATGATTTTGAAAATATTGTACTTAATCAGACCAATTATTTGGATACTCCTAGAGTGATAGGATCTAAAGTTAATGCGGATCAATATCTATCAAATGTAAAGGGAAGCAAGTCTTTAAATATGAGACTCTTCTTAAATACTACCGATACTCGTGTAAGTCCTGTTGTAGATGGTCAAAGATCTAATATTATTCTAACTTCTAACAGGGTGAATAGTATTATTGATAACTACGCAACTGACAATAGGGCCAATACCGTAGATGTAGATCCTACGGCGTTCCAATACATCTCTAAAGAGATGATTTTAGAAAATTCAGCATCTTCTATTAAGATATTAGTTGCTGCTCATATACATCTGGATTCAGATATAAGAGCATTCTATGCAATTAATAATAAAGAAGGAATAGATCCTATCTTTACCCCCTTCCCTGGATATACAAATTTGAATAATAGGGGTCAAGTGATAGATGCCGAAAATAACGATGGACGTTCTGATAAATTTGTTCCTAAAACTAATTCCTATGGATTTGGTGAGGAAGTAGAATTTAGTGATTATGTATTTACTGCGGATAATCTACCTTCTTTCCGATCTTATAGAATTAAATTGATTATGACATCCACTACTCAGACTTATGTTCCTAGAGCAAAAGATCTTCGAGTGATTGCACTTGCTTGATATGAGTTATTATGGAGTTAAGGGACACTCAAATTTATTGAGAGATCCCACTACAAATGCGATAATAAATTCAAATAGTAGTGATCATGAAAAATATGTGGCAAGACGTAAAGCAAAAATTGAAGAGTCTCAACAGACTCAAAATATTGAACAAGATCTTGCTAATTTGAAAAGTGAAATGAATGAAATCAAATCCTTACTTAAAGAGTTAGTTTCAAATGGCAACTAAGACCTTCACTTTTGATCCAGATGCGGGAGTACCGTATGGTGCTAATCTATCCATTTATGGTGGGTCAGATTTTACTGCTAATTTTGTAGTTCAGGATGTAAGTAATTCTGCATATGATTTGACAGGATATAGTGGTTCTTCTCAAATGCAAAAAGGTGCAGGTGTGGGTGCGACTACTGTTCCTGCTGCCACCTTTACGGTTGGATTTACAAGTGCATATGATGGAAAATTTAAGATTTCATTAGGGACAACCGCTACTGATAGTTTGTCTGATGGAAGATACCTGTATAATATCTTGGTGAGTGCAGGTGGTACTACATGGAATATTATAGAAGGTAATATTCTTGTATATGCTGGCATTGCGTCTGCACCATAAATACCTTAAAGGATAATTGTGTAAATGGCTAAACCGGGAAGTAGAGCAGAATTTAAAGAATATTGCTTAAGGCAATTGGGTGCTCCCGTGCTGGAAATTAATTTAGCCAATGAGCAATGTGAAGATATTATAGATGATGCTGTTCAGTTTTTCCAAGAAAGACATTTTGACGGTGTTACTCAAATGTACATGAAGTACCAGATAACACAAGCAGATATTGATAGAGGAGAAGCACGGGGAAATGGTAAGACTGCGGGAATTGTTACAACAACAGCAAGTGCGGATATAGACGGAACTACTACAAGTTTTGGTTGGGAAGAAAATAGTAATTATATTGCGGTACCTCCAGAAATTATTGGGATAACTAAAATATTCCGTTTCGATGGAACTAATAGTATTACTAACAATATGTTTAGTATTAAATATCAGATGTTCTTAAATGACATTTACTATTGGGGTTCTACTGAATTATTAACTTATGCCATGGTTCAAACTTATCTTTCCGATTTGGATTTTCTTCTTACAACGGAGAAAATGATAAGATTTAATCAAAGACAGGATAGATTATATTTGGATATTGATTGGGGGAGTGTGGTAGTAGGAGATTGGATAATTATTGATTGTTTTAGAGCATTAAACCCTGCTGATTATACTAGGGTTTGGAATGATTCATTCTTAAAACCATACACTGTTGCTTTACTAAAAAGACAATGGGGACAAAATTTGATGAAGTTTACTGGAGTTAAATTACCAGGAGGAGTGGAATTAAACGGACGGCAAATGTATGATGATGCGGAAAAAGATTTAGAAAGAATTAGAGAAAGAATGTCCAGCACTTGGGAATTACCTCCATTAGATATGATAGGTTAAACATATGCTTAACCCATTTTTTCAACAAGGAGCTCCTTCCGAACAAAATTTAGTTCAGGATCTTATCAACGAACAGTTGAAGATGTATGGTGTTGAGGTGCATTATTTACCTCGCAAGTATATGGATGAAAAGACTGTTATTCGAGAGGTAGTAAGATCTAAATTTGATGATGCTTATCCCTTGGAAGCATATGTGGACACTTATGATGGATATGGAGAGAATCCTGTTATACTTTCAAAGTTTGGTATAGAACAAAAGAATGAAGTAACCTTAACTATTTCCAAGGATAGATGGGAAACTTATATTCAACCTTTAATGAAGAATGAGGAAAATGTAAAATTAATCACCAGACCTAAAGAAGGCGATTTAATTTATTTTCCATTAGGAGATCGTTTATTTGAAATAAAATATGTAGAGCATGAGAAACCATTCTATCAACTTCAAAAGACTTATATTTACACTCTGAGATGCGAACTCTTCCGTTACGAAGACGAAGTTATTGATACTGGTGTTGAGGAAATTGATGACGTTCTAATTGGTGATGAAAGTGATGGAATGACCGAAGATGGTCTTCTCACTATGCTTGGACCTACACAAACTCTTACAATGGTAGGAGTCGGAGTTACTGTGGAGGCAGTGACTGGTATACGAGATGG